TGTCGACCTCGGTGGCCGCAGCCGCCTGACGCGCCTTGACGGGCGCCAGCGCGGTCGCGCTGTCCACCTCCGTCGCCGGGGTGATCGCCTGCACGATGGGGCTGGCTGCACCCACCGCCGGCGCGGTGTCCGACTCGGTCGCCGCCCCGACCGCTGCCGACTTGGCCCCGGCCAGCGCGGTCGCGCTGTCCACCTCCGTCGCCGGGGTGATCGCCTGCGTGATGGCGGTCGACGGCTCCTCGATGCCGAGGTCGTCCAGGAACACGGCCCCGTTGAAGTTCTGATTGCCAATCGTCTCGCCAAGCCGCACATCGGTGACGTCGTTGGAGTTGGCCGACGAGTAGGCGCCGCTCCACTGATGCAGCAGAGCCCCGGCCGCCGACCACACCCGGACGATGGTTCGGCCCGTCGAACTGGTCCCCGTCCGCAGCTCGAACTCGACGCGGTAGGCGGTGTTCGCGGACGCCGAGTAGGTGCTGGCGGAGACACCGGAGGTGTTCTGCATCACCCGCAGGCTGTTGTCAGCGCGGATCAGCAGCCCACCCAGCGTGTTGGTGTTGCGGATCGACAGCACCCGCTGATCGGACGCTGGCGTCCCGGTCCACTGCAACCAGAACTGCACGCGCACCGACCGGGAGCCGCTGAGGCCGTCCCACCCGATGTACTCGGCGGTGCCCGTGTTGGAGGGCACCGAGAATCCCATCGACCCGACCATCGCGGCGTCGGCCTCGTAGGTGACGCCGGTGGTGGACACCACGTTGAGCGCGTCATCGCCCTGATCGTCGGAGTTGGCCTCGGTGACCGTCACCCCGTCGGTCTGCCCCTCGGCCGTGTTCGACCGGGTGAGCGCCGCCCCGCCCACCTCGGGGACGTGCAGCAGCATCGGCCACGCGTCGTCCGTCTCGGTGGCGGGGGTGATCGCCTGCTCAATCGGCGTCGTGATCGTCCACGGGGCCACAACCTCGGCGTCGGTGTCGTTGAAGCCGAGGGTGACCGTGCGGGTGGCGTGCGCGGCGGTGTTGCGGACGATCACGTCGAGGCGCAGCCGGTCCCCGGCCGCCCACGTCCCCAGGTCCACGCCCGACGCGGTGAACGTCTTCACCCCGGCCGACGCGGTCTGCTCCGCGGTCGCGCCCGAGGACGCCTGCACGGTGCCCGACGAGTTGACCCGCCGCCACTGGACCGACAGCTCGAGCTCCGTCTCGCCCACGGTCACGTTCAACTCGGCCGAGTAGGTGCCGGTCGTCGACCCCGGCATGCTGCCCGGCACGCCCGACGCCGTCCACGCGTAGGAGGTGTCGGTGGCGTTCTTCGGCACGGACACCGACAGCGTGCCCTGCGTGGAGCTGCTGGTCGCCAGCGTGTAGTTGAAGTCCGCGCCGCCGGACAGGTCCGACGTCGTGTTGGTCAGGTAATAGGTCGTGCTCACGGGCTCGACCTCCCTGCGGCGTCGACGATCCGGTAGTGGCCGTCCGAGTCCATCCAGAGGCCGATTTTGATGCCGGCCTCGTCACCCTCACCGCGCCAGGTGTAGGTGCTGTCGTCGCGGCTGGCGGTGTCCACCGTCACCCGGCCCTGCGCGTCGTAGTACACGACGCACTGCACCCCGAACGGCGGCGCATCAGCCCACGACCCCTGGCCACTGTCGAACGTGGAGCCGTCGGCGTAGAAGATCCGCCACGACGCCACCGGCAGCATCAGGACGTGCGGACCGTGTCGTCGGTGACGGCCGTGGCCGAGTTGACCGCCGACACCAGCGGCAACTGGCTCCACGCCCCGCCGTCCGTGGCCGTGAACGTGTTGGACACCCGGATCTTCGTGCCCGACCCGGACGCATAGAACGCCGGGTCGGACTCGGAGTAGCCGGTCGCCTTGTCCAGCGTGCAGCCGTCGAACAGCGTCTCGCCGCCGAGGCAGCTGACCATGCCCCCCTCGTTGGACCTCGGCGATGAGGCGTTGTCGCTGTAGGCGTAGGCGATCCAGCAGTCGCGGAACACATTCCTTCCGCCCTCGATGCGGATGACCGAGCCGTAGCTCGACTCCGTCTTGTTGCGCCCCTCGATCCGCAGCCCGTGGAACGTCAGCCCAGCCTGATTGCCCGCCCCGTTGATCCTGATGCCAGCGGGGTAGCGCTCCGCGGTGATGTACATGGGACCGATGAAGGTCTTCTCCATGTAATCCAGGTTCAAGTGGTAGACGACACTGGACGACGTGAACGGGTCCCCGGTGTCCAGCAGGCAGCCGTCGGTCCAGAGCTGGTTGTCGCTGCCGCCGATGGTGACCGCGACGTCGTAGCTGTTGTTGATGTTCCAGAACCCGCGGAAGATCACGGCGTCCAGGGCCAGCCGCTTCGACGGGGTGCCGAAGACGTGCTTGAACGCGCTGAAGCCGACGTTCTCGATAACGCTCGTCCACAGGACACCAGAGAAGTCGGCCGCCGAGTCCATGAACACCGAGCTGGACGTGCCCTCGAAAGCGGCGTTGCCGATGTAGCAGCCGAACAGGGTCGATGCAGGCAGCCGCAGCCACGCCACATCCCCACCGGTGCTGATCTTCACGAACGTCGAGTACGGCGTGTTCCCGCGGGGCTGCTCCACGCTCGCCCCACCACCCGACCCGGTCAACTTGAACCCGGTGAACAGCTCCACCTGATCGGAGAAGTCCCACCTGCGGGCCGCTAGCCGCATCGTCGGCTTGTAGGTTTGCGCGGCCGCATAGGACACCGCCGCCGCCAGTTTGGCGTCGTCGTCGGCCCCCGCGAACGAGTCGACCTCCACGACGCCGGTGTCCGTGGCGTCCACGATGCCCTGCTCGATGTTGTTCAGGGCCGTGGCGTCAATCGCCGGGGGGCCGGAGTTGACCCATGAGGTCGGGCTGTAGGCCGCCATTGACGCTGGTCCTCTCGCTCGCGGGGGGGTGCTCTAGGTCAGGATGCGCGGAAAAAATCGCCCGCCGTCGCGGTCACATCCGACCCGTCGGTGGTGATCGCGAAATCGTGCAGCGTCAGCGGGATGATGTTCGCATCCGTGCCGCCGGTCGTGTCCGGGTCGTAGCAGAACACCAGGTCGGTCACGTTATTGCTCGCCGCCACCGCGGACCACGTCTGGTCGGAGTCGAACGCCACCTCCACCCGGTCGTTCGTCGTGTCGTCGACCGTGATCGTGATGTTGGCCGCGGCCAGCGTCTTGCGCGCCCAGTTCGACCCGGTCGCCTCCGACGTGCTGCCCAGCGCCAGCAGCGCGGACAGGGTGTCCACGTCCTTGATGTCGGCGTCGGTGTCGGTGGTGTTGATCGGCACGATGATGATGGCCGAGTTCGTGGGGGAGGCATCCTCCACGTTCTGGGCGTATGCCGCAGCGCGGCCCTTGGCGACGTTGAACACGAGGTCGGCCATGATGGCGTTCCTTTCCTTTGGGGGGTTGGTGTAGCGGGGGTCAGTTGGTGATGGTGAACGGCTCGGAAGCGAGCTGCAGCTCCTCGGTGCGCAGCGGGTTGATCCTGAAATCCACGGCCAGCCACGCGGTACACACGTCGCCCGCGGTGACCTTGTTGGGGATGACCACGTCGTCGGAGAGCACGGTGTAGGTGCCGACCGGCAGCTCGGAGATGGTGCTCGTCAGCGTGACCAGATTGCCGCTCTCGCACTCGAGCCAGCGATCTGAGTCGACCGGGTCCCGCGGCACCGCCTTGTTCACGTCCAGCCGCAGCACCAGCCGCTCCCCGATGGCCACCTCATGGCCCTCGTTCAGCACCGGGATCGGCTGGGCGATGGTCGGCAGCCCCGCGGGCTGCACCATCCACCAGCCGGCCAGCAGCAGCAGCGCCACCCAGCCCAGGATCCCGATGCCCGCGGCCACGGGGACCAGCACACGGAACGCCCACGGCATCGACGGGTGCGACGGGGAGTCGGTCACGGTCGGATCACCACCAAGGCTATGACAGCGGACAGGAAGGACAGCAGGATCAGGCCCACCGCGGAGTAGACGATCTTCTCCACCAGGGCGAAGCGCTCCACCGTCACGAACCGGGGCTGCAACTGGTCGAGGTCCCGCTCGATGGCGTCCAGTTTGGCCCGCGTCGTCGCCGAGTCCAGGCCGAGGGTGTGCAGCTCGCGTCGGAGGTCGGCGAGGTCGCGCCGCAGTTGGTCCACCGGATCATCGGCCATCCCGCTCACTCCCCGTGTGCGTGTTTGCCGACCCCCGTCAAGCGAGGTCGACCACTATGCCGCCGACGGCCAACTCGAAACTGTTGCCGTCGGCGATGGTGATGGGGGCGCCGGTGAACGACCCGAACCAGGTCCGCACGCCGTCGGAGGTGGTCAGGTCGAAGCCGTCGATACTCCAGTCGCTGCCCGACCCGTTGGTCCACGTCAGCGCGCTCGACGCCGGCAGTGACACCGACGACCCGCTCGACGACGCGGTCGACGCGGCCGGGACGGCGGTGCCGCCCGCCGTGTACCCGGTGCCGGTCAGCTCGGTCCCGGCCGTGGCTGCGGTGCCCGCTGCCGAGTTCAGCCGCACCTTCATCGCGCCGCCCGTGTACGCCGCCCAGGTGCCGGGGGCGCCCGAGGTGCCCGTCGGTGTGCTGGCGTTGAGCACCTTGGTGGCGAGCGCGTCGCTGACTCCGCTCATTCTGCGGCCTCCTCGAGGATCTGGGCCACGCCGGCGGCGGCCTTCGCTACGGTCACGGTGCCCTGCTGCACCACGTTGCCGGCCGGGTCACGAACAACCCAGCCGACCTGCTCCTGCTCAGTCACGATGTACCCCCGGCCGCCGACTGGGACGGATCAGCGGCCGGGGGCGTCTGTGCGGCCCGCCGCTGGGCCAGGTACTTGGCTTCGGTCAGCTCGTAGGACTTCATGTGCCCGATGGGCAGGCCCGTGTCGACCCACACCGGGATTCCCAGCATCCCGGCCCGCAGGCAGAACGTCACGTCCTCGCCCATCGGCGCGCCGTTCAGCGCCGTCTCCTGGAACCACGGGTAGGCGGTGTTGCCGGCGTCGGCCTGCGCCTGCCCGATCCGCTGCAGCGCGTCGCGGTGCATCAGCAGGAACGCCGCGCCCGTGGCGGCCACCTGGAACATGCTGTCGGCCGGGTACTCGTGGTACCGGACCATGTGGACACCGTCGGCGTCCTCCCGCACGTCGTACAAGGTGGGGAACAACTCGCCGTCCTCGACCCCGAAGCACAAGCCTCCGACGATGGGCGCCCGGCTCCTGCTGGCGTTGACCAGCAGCCGGTCGACCGCGTCGGGGGGGAAGCTCATGTCGGTGTCGATCATCAGCAGCCAGTCGGCCGTCGACTTCTCGAGGAACTGGCGCACCACCCCGTTGCGGGCGTTGCTGATGTTCGCCGAGGAGTACCGGCCGATCCGGCCGGCGAGCCGGCCGGGGCCGAGCAGGTCGTGGACGTGCAGCGCCAGCATGCTGTCGCAGAAGCCGGCGCCGACGTCGAGGGGATGCACCCATCCGACGACGACGGTGTCCTTCGCGCGGGCCATGATTCTTCCTCTCTGTGTCGGTCCTCTGCTGGCAGCGTGCTTCGCCGGGCAAGGCGAGAGCCCCGGACCACAGAGGGAGTCCGGGGCTCTCTAGCCGGGTGCTTATGCCGGCTGCCCTAGGTGGTGCGTCAGAGCTTCAGCACCCTGAACGCGTTCACCGAGCCGACGTCAGCGCCGGTGCGCCAGAACGCGGTGAACTGACCCTGGCCGGTGTGGCGGTAGTTCGCGCCGCGCACGTTGGGGTCATAGGACATACTCATCCCCACGCGATCTACCACAATGTACTCCGAGAAATCACCAGCGAGTAGGATATTCGACCCCGTGGTGACCACGGCGGTCATCGCGCTGGACTCGTACACGCCGAGGCCGAGCAACCGCTCCGGGTTCGTCGGCCCGGCGAAGTTGGCCCAGAACGCCGACCCGCCCGAGGAGTCCATCTGCCGCACGATGTTGTAGGTGGCGAAGTTGGCCACCCACGACGAGCGGGAGCGGTGCCGCGCCGGCAGCGCGTTGATCACCTTGTACACGTCGGCCTGGCTGTCCGAGGTGAACGTGCCGCCCGTGGTCGGCGTCACCCGCGACGCGGTGACCGCGGTGACGGCGGTGACGACGCCCTTCGGCTGCCCGGTGCCGGTGCCGGTGGCGAACGCCGTGGCCTCGATGCGGTCCTTCGCGTCGGACAGCAGCCGCGGCAGCTGGCTGCCGAAGTTGGAGTCCTGCAGCACCTCGTAGGACGCGGTGATCTCGGCGAACGCCTTCGCCGGGGTGATGGCGATGTTCGCGAACGTCGGCCCCGCCTCGGCGGCCTCCGTCGCCTCGGCCAGCCACTCGGCGGTGACGCCTGCGGAGGTGACCCCGTTCCAGGTGTCGGTGGCGGTCGTCTCGATCCGGCTGATCTGCCGGAACGGGTTGTCGCTGCCGGCATTGGTCAGGATGATCGTCGGGTCCAGCGTGAAGGGGACCAGGTATCCGCCCTGGCTATCAGTGCCCACGGTGAGCGCGGTGCCGCGGTAGCCGACCGGGTCGGCCAGGTAGGCGCGGAAAGCGTCGTGGTACTCGGGCGAGCCGGTGAGCAGCATGTGCCGGGCGATCATCGGGTCGCTCGCCAGGTGGGTGGCGCGCTCCCGGTGGGCGTCGGTGAAGTGCTCGCTGCCCATGTCCTCGATGGCGTTCAGCGCGCGCGAGCGCATCTCCGACAGGGGAACCAGTCCGGCGCGGATCCCGTCGGTGTTCTCGAACGGATCCCGCTTGGTGCGGATCTGGACGCCGGCGCCCGGCTCGCGGACCTCGGGGTTGGCGATGGCGTGGGCGCGGACCCGCTCCATCTTCTCCTCGTGCTCGACGGCGGCGCGGTGCTGCTCCTCGAGCGCGGTGAACTCGTCGAGCTTGGCGCGTGCCTGCTCGACCTGCTCCTCGGTCGGCTCTTCGACGGCGTCGAGGTCGAGCAGCATTGCCCGGATCGACTCCATCTCGCCGGCGAGGGCCTCTGACTTCTTCTTCATCAGATACTCCTTCGGATGTCGGCGCGCAGGCGCGCCCACTGGATGGCCGACCGCAGTGCCCGGGAGGGCGGGTGCTCGGCGGCGAGCCCCAGGTTGGGAGTGCCGGGTGTTGAGGCCAGCAGGGCCTCAAGCTCTTCGTCTGGCATCGTCGCCAGCAGTGCGCGGACGCCGACGATCTCGGCGTCGGCGTACACGGGCATGGGCGTCGGCCCGTACTCGACGAGCGCGATCTCGGTGCGGGTCACGGTGGGCAGGCTGCCGTCCTTGCCGGGGGCCAGCTTCTGGCCTCGGCGGTGCCCGTCGGACTGGACGAATCGGCCGGTGAACGACTGCCCGCTGATGGCGCCGTTGCGGATGCTCTCGATGATCTCGTCGGCCAGCGGGGTCTTGCTGTAGCGGGACACGGTCAGCAGCCCTCGGCTGGTCGCCTCCATGTGCAGGGTGGTGCCCAGCGGGACGCTGGCCCGGTCGCTGGACTCGCCGGTGAGGGTGCGCCCGTGGTTGTAGATGACGGGCACCGCCCACCCGTCCCCGCGGCGGGAGTGGGTGAGGGTGCGGTCGAACGCGCGCCGGTGGATCTTCTCCCGGTAGTGCCCGTCCTGGTCGCGGACCTCGGCGGGGGTGTCGAACACGGCGGCGAACGCCTCCACGGTGCGCCCGTCGGCGGTCTTGGAGACGGCAACGTCCTCCAGCGGGAACGCTCGACTGTGCAGCGGCATGTGAGGCCGTCCTTCCGGCTCATGACAGAACCCCCGACAGGGGTGTCGGGGGTTCGGGGATTGGGGGGTTGGTTCTATTCGGCGGCCATCCTGCGGCGCAGTTCGGCAATCCGCTCGGCCGTGTAACCGTATGCCCGCTCGAGGTATGCCAGGCCGGCGTCCAGTTCCTCGGCGGTGAGGGGGTCCGCGTACCCGCGCACCCCGTCCCACTCTCGGATCAGGTCGGCGAGGGTGGCCTCGTCCCGTGGCGGGTGTTCCTCGTCGTAGTCGCTCGGGTCGACCACGCCGGGCGAGATCGCCCCCGTGTAGCCCTTCCAGTCGCCGCCCATGCGCCCTCCCTGCTACTCGAGGGTCAGCAGCCAGACCGCCGCCTGCATGTCGGCGACCGTGTAGCTGGTCCCGTGCTTCTGATTGTACTTCGCGACGACGCGGCGGTACGCCTCAGCGGTGGGCGCGTAGCCGGTGCCCTTCACGCCGAGTCGGACCCGCGCCCCCGCGCCCAGGGTGGCCTTCATCTTCTCCGAGGCGCCGGCGCCCTTGTACTCGGGGAAGCCGGGCCTCGGCGCGTGCGCGGCCAGACCCAGCCATGCCGCGTCGGATGCGTGGACGTCGATGGTGACGACCCCGGGCGGCCCGCCGCCGGTGAGGATGTTGTCGTAGAACGAGCGTGTCTTGTGCCCGCCGAGGTACTGGGTGACGCCGGCCGCGTCGGTCGCCTTCGGGTCGAACGCGATGTTCAGGGCCGTCTTGACGCTGCCGCCCATCATGGCGTTCGCGTTGAACGTCAGGCCCTTGTCCTTGCCTGCGACGGACACCGCGGTCATGGGCTTCTGGCCCGAGCGGATCGCCAGCCACACCTGCTCGTCGCGGCTGTACTCGGAGAACCGGCGGCCGGGGGTGAGTCCTCTCAGCTTGTCGTCATCGCGAAGCCGTACCCGATCCCCGCCCACGTCGCTGATCTGGTCGAGGAACGCATCGTCGATGACCGGGTCGCGGCGCACCATGTCGGTGACGTGGTCGGCCCACACCAGATTGGTTTCCCACCGGCACTGCGGCGACATGGCCGACGTCATCGCGGTGGCCTGCTCGTGCGTCAGTTGGCGCTGGTCGCCGGCGCGTTCCCGCGCCATCTCCTGCGTGCGACCCTGCGCGCCCTGGTACCACTCGCGGCCCTTGTCCAGCGCGCCCGGGTCGAGAACGTCGACGAACCCGTCGAGGTTGCGCTCCATCTCGTCGACGGACGGCAACCCGGCCGCGTCGTTCTTGGCCTGGATCCACTTCCGGTCGGCCTCGTTGGCGGTGACGGCTCCCCAGTCGCTGCCGTCGGGGCCGTCGACCGGGTTCTCTACGCGGGTCTTGTTCGGCTCCTGCACGCCCGGGCTGATCGTCCCACCGCCGCCGCCGTGCTTCTTCTGGTCATGCTTGCCGGGCAGATGCCGGGCGTGGAACGCCTCCAGCGCGGCGCGGACCTCGGGGTCGCGCCGGCCGGCGCGCAGCGCCTCGAGGGTGTCCAGCGCCCCGTGCCGGTCGAGGGTGACCGTCTTGATCCAGTCGGCCTCGGCCTCGGTGTCCAGGTCGATGTTCACGGCTGGGGCGTCAGAGCTTCCTGCCATGTGATCGGCTCCCCCTTCCCGGGCCATGTCGCGGGAGGGGCGCTGGTGGGCACCACCGGGTCGACGAGGGACGCCTTCACGGCCATCACCCCGCCGAGGAGGACCACCTCCCGCTCGTGCAGGCAGCCCACCCCCGTGCGAGGTGTGGACAGCACCTGGTCGGCGGGCACTGTGAGGGTCATCACCGCCGCGGCCTCACCCGACCGCTCGGTCGCGTGCATCGCGAACCCGACCGCCACGTTGTGGTCGGCCGACCACGACGACGCCGGCCGCAGTGTGGTCGTCAGCGCGCCCGCTGTGGGCTCGAAGGTCGTGTTGCCGGTGCCGCGGTAGACGGTGACCTCGGTGATCCCGTTCGCGGCGAGGTCGGCCTGCGTGTTCTCGTACATGGCGGCGGCGAACTTCCGCAGCGTGCCACTGTGCTGTTGGTAGATCCGCTCGCCGCTTGCGTGCGGCCACCCCGCCGCGTCGACCAGACCGAACTCGGCACGGATCGCGTTCTGGATGGCCAGCGCGCCCTCGTGGTGGTCGTTCGACGTCTGCGCCCAGGTGTTCACCAGGCTGGCGGCCACGCCCTCGCGGACCATCGTGTCGTACTCCGCGGTGCCGGGGCGGGCGTACTGCCAGCCCTCGACAGGAGACTCGCCCTTGTAGGTGCTGTAGAAGTACCCCGCCGAGTCGCGCGCGAGGTGGACGTAGGGCTCGTCTGGGGTTCCTGCCGCGTGCCTGATCGCGTCGGTCGCCATCAGGATGCCGTTGCCGTCGGACCCGTCCGAGTAGCCCGGCGCCCCATTGTTCACCGCCTCCAAGCAGTCGAGCATCTCCGTCGCGGGCACGTCGGACATCCGCTCGGCCACGTCGACCATCACCCGCCGCTTGTGCGCGCTCGCCGCCGTCGGCCCCTGCGTCGCCGGCCCCGACAGCAGATCCTGCACGTCGGCCGCCTGCCCCTCGCCCGCGGGCATGCCGCCCTTCCCGCCAGCGTCCTTCTTCTGGTCATGCTTGCCGGGCAGGTGCCGCTCCGTCAGGTGCCGCAGCGACCCCGTCAGCACCAGACCCTTCGACGCGTACAGGCCGACGGTCACATCCCGGGCATCCGCCAGCGCCGCCTCGGTCAGGATCCCCAGCAGCGACTGCTGCTCGACCTCCAACTCGGCGATCCTGGTGTGCGTCCAGTCCGTTGCCCGGCCCGCGGCCTTCGTCTGCCGCAACACGGCGAGCTGCCGCTCCACCGTCCGCGCACGCTCCGGGGTCCGCGCGCCCGCGTGGTACCGGGAACCCGTCGCAGCGGTCTGCCCCGCCCGCGGCGGGCGGTACGTCGTCGGCACCTGGCCGCCGCCGGCCGGCACCGCCACCATGCGGCAGCGGCACGTCCCGCCGCTGCCGTTCGCGCGGCGCTGGTGGTACGGCTGCCCGTCACGGGTCAGCGTCGCCGTCTTCGCCGTGTACACCGCGCCGCGCGAGGCCAGCATCTTGCACCAGTCGCAGGCGTCCGGGCGGGCCACCCGCGCATAGCCGGCGAAGCGGTCGTCGTTGTTCGCGGCCGTCGCCACCGCATCCCGGCCCATGATGTGCGGCTCGGCGTCGGCGATCTTCGACAAGTAGTCGGCCGCCTCGCTCAACGCATCCTCCGGGGGCATCCCACCGGAGATCCGGGCCACGATGCCCTGCGGCGTCTTCGACACGTACGAGCGCACCGACGTGTTGCCCATCTGCCCGAGGAAGCCATCCACCGGCGCCAGCATCTTCGACGCGTCACCCGACACCCGCCCGAGGTACTCGGCGGCCGCGTCCAACGCGTCGATCTGGGCGTCCATGAAGTGCTCGACGAGCACGTCGACCAGGGACCGGCCCAGCTCGGACTCCTCGTCGTCCGGGTCGTAGGTGACCAGCGTCGTCGCCACGTCCTGGCCGATGGCGTGCGGATCCAGCGACTCGAACGCCGCCCGGACCAGCCGGCGGCCACGTCGGCCCGCCCAGTCCAGCCGGATCCCCAGGATCCCCAGCGGGTCAAGCAATCTTGTCGCCACCGGACGACCCCTGCGTGTAGGGCGACTCCTTGGCCGCCGGCTTGTCCCCACCACCGCCGGGGGCGTCGTCGGACTCCGGGTCGTACAGCGTGGTCGGCACGCTGCCGGTGTGCTCGAGGACCGACAGGTCCCCCAAGGCGACCGCCTCGGCGACCGTGTCAGGCTCGAACCCGGACGTGATCAGCACGTTCGCGGTGACCGCGGCGATGCGGAACGTCTCCGCGCGGTCCTTCTCGCCCTGCCTCAACGCTGCGACCTCCGACGCGTCGAGCACAAGCTCCTCCGCGTCGCCGAGGTCGACGAACTTCGCCAGCGCGGACGCGGCCGAGCGCCACAAGGGGCGCAGCGTGCCGTCAGCGAACCTCCTCATGGCCTGCTCGTAATTGGAGTAGGTGGCCGCGGACAGGCCCTCCTTCAAGCCGACCACGATGCCCGGCACCCCGGCGGCCGCAGCGATGCGGTTCTCACCGGCGGCCTGCACCGCCGTCAGCTGGATCTGCTCGAAAGAGTGCCCCACCACGGTCAGGTCGGCGCCCTCGTCGAGGACCGCCGTCTTGAACGCCGAGTCGACGCCCTGGTGGCGGGCCTCGAAGCGGGCCTGCAGCTTGGACAGGGAGTCCGCGGACAGCTTCTGCTCGTACTTGATCAACAGGTTCGGGGTGGCCGCGTTCTCGAAGAATGCGAGTTTGAGGCTCGTCGTGGCGATGTCGGCGTTCACGTCCCGCACCACCGGCGTCAGCCACGACATGCCCTTGTAGTCGGCCAGCGGGTCGGGCACGGGGGAGTAGTGCGCGA